AATAATTGACTTCTAATTTTTCTATGGCTATCGTTTCTATGTAAATCCAAATATCTATCGGCTTCACCTTTACCCACATAAATTGGTTGGTGAGTTAAATTAAAATGTATAGCTAAAAATAAATGTTTTAAGTTATTTTTAATATCCAATTTTTTTCTAGGATCACAATGAACATAAACATAATATTTTTTTTCTTCATCAAAACCTTGGTAAATGTTTGATATATCACATTTTAGTATTTTTTCCATTAAGGGTAAAATTTGATGCACGCTATATTTTGAGCCTGCAAATATAGTTGCATCGTAACCCATTTCTCGTAATACTTCTTTTCTTCTTTTTTGTAAAATGGAAATATATTTTTTTAAATCTTTTGGATCATTATAATCCACATTAAATTGTTTTATCATCATTTATCCTAAAATGAGTGAGTGGAATTTGGTGAGAAGGCTCCACTCAAAACCTCCCTAGAGCTTAAGCTGCTAGTTTATATACATCTTCGTTTGCATTTAAACGTGTTGCTTCTACGACCGGGTAATCCCCTGTCCTACGGCTTTAGCTTTGCCGATTCTCCATTGTTATACTAATCAGGCAATCGAATCCAATTCAGGCCCATCATAAAAATACTTACAAATACTTTTATGGTGGACCTGCCGGCATCGAAGCCGGGTCTTACCAAACTTTCAAACAACTTCTACGAATTTTTATTGTACGGAGTTTGTATGAGCTTTATCTTTCTTCTTTAGAGATTTCTTCATGATTTTCATATAGATTTTTTTCTCTAATTCAGTATGATGCTCAACACAAGCTTCGTATAATTTATGGATTAATTTTTTAAGTTTCATAATAATACCTATTATAAACTATTATTTATGCTTTGTCAAGTGTTTTTGTGGTAATAGTCAATTGCTTCCACTAGTCCTTCTATGTGGTCTTCCACTTTTTCTATAAAAATCAATGGTTTCTTCTCATCTTCAACTGCCATAATAATAACAATTTGATTGATTGGTGTACCAACTAATTCTTCGTAAGCCAATGCATAAAAAGTTGATTGCCAGAAATAAGAAAGAATGTTTTCTCTGTATTTAATCTTTGCGGATGTTTTATAATCCATCACCGATAATTCACCATCAAATTCAGCAATTAAATCAGAACGACCAGCAGAACCTATTTTCTTAGAATAAAAAGACTGTTCAACATAATGTATATTATTTACTCTAGTTTCAAGAACAGGTTTAATTGTTTTAAACATTTCAATAGCATCAGGCATAGATTCTCTGAGAGGTTTATTTTGTATAAAATCTTCACATAGATTATGCACTCTGGTGCCACGGCCAGAGGCTTTGGCAGATACTCTATTCGCTTCTGCTTCACCTACTCTTTTACGCCATGCGGCAATACCTTCTTTACTTTGTGCTGAAAGTATTGTAGTAATTGAAGGTAATATAAAACCATCAGGTAATGTATAAAATCTTTTACCATTGGGAAATGTTTCAGATTCTATATCTTGGAGTAGTTTTGGTGGGCAATATGTGAACATAATATGATTATAACAGATTAAAAACTAATTGTCAATAGGTTTTACTATCTGAAAATATATTGACAAAAACTGTACCATCTTCTAATGCTTCTATTTCATGCCATTCAATCTCTTTTAAATTGATTGGTTGTGTTTCTTTAGTTACTATTACTTCTTTACCTTCTTTACGAATTGCACATGAACCCGAATGACACATGGTTGCATGAGCATATGTGTGAGAGTGTTTTGGTAATCCTTCACCTTTATTCGCATGATAGATATTCACACGAGCGCCATCATACACGAAACTGTGTTTAGGCATTAAAGGTTTTACTTCACTCATAGCGTCTGCATACCTTGTGTTACAGGTTGTGCTTGTGTTGCTTCAGGAGGTGTTGGTTTAGCAGCATCCAAAACTTCTTGTGTAATAGGATTTTCTTTTAGAAGGCCTTGTTCTACCAAAAAATCACCCATTGTTTTTTGTTGTTGTAATTTTTGAAACTCTGCCATTTGTTGCATTTGTTCAGCAGTTGGCGGTGTGCGGCCTTGACCCATAGCGACATCAGGATTAGGATTATTCACACTAAAACGAGATGTTGTGTATTGTTTTCCTAATAAACCCTGAATGTAACCCAAATCAACAGAAGGATTAGTTCTTGCTTGTATAGCTTCTATTGGAGCTGCAAATTGCCTAATTATTTTTTCAAGTTCTTCTTGATTGCTTGGAAGTGGTTCTCTTAAATGAATGTTTGCCCATCCATTATCAGCAAAAACCACATCTATTATTTTGTTTACTTCGTCCCACTTTGTAATTGTATAGTTCAAATCGCTCATGCTAGTCCTCCTAAGACTGTTCCTGAATTGTTTAATGTTACTGAATTACTGCCTTTTACCAAATATCTTCCTGCGGCACCACCTGAAGCTCCTGCACCACCTCCAGAACCAGAAGAACCTCCTGCACCACCGCCATTATTTCCTGATGCTCCTGTATTTCCTGTAGCTCCAGAATTACCTGTTGAACCTGCGGATCCTGCATTACCCCAAGTACCACCAGCACCACCTGTGCCACCCGAACCACCGTATCCACCAGAGCCTCCTGCACCGGCGTTTGTTCCGCCACCTGAACCGCCACCGCCAGGAGAACCGCCTGCGCCACCAGAACCAGATGTGTTTGATTGTCCGTATCCTTGTCCTTGTCCTCCTGAACCGCCGTTACCGCCAGCGCCACCCGAACCTCCTGAACCACCTGATGTATATACATTGTAATTATAATACTGACCTATCGACCAGTATCCAGAACCAAATTCTCCTGATTGTAATGTGCCGACTTGGAAAAGATGGCCATCAACACATTCTTGTTCACCAGTATTAACCCCATTATATGTTGATAAATAGTACGAACCACCCCAAATCCAATTTGAATGAGCTCTATTAGTGCCACAACAACAAACGGGAAAATCACATATATAATATTGACCACCACCAGAATATGGTGGGTCATATTGAAAATTAATACCCGAATTTACATAATAACCGCCACCTCCAGCACCACCGGAACCTCCTGAACCACCTAGACCACCTGAGCCTCCACCACCGCCACCACCATATATTGTAGCGCCACTCTGATTATTGATAGTTACTGATTGATTTGCATAGTTTGCATTGATGGCATCACCACCGGCACCACCTGAAGAATAATAACCACCACCTGAACCACCATAACCTTGAATTGAACCATAATTGTTAATGATGACAGATGAACCTGAAGGGAATTGTCCAACAGTTAATGCTGTGCTACCTGATGTTCCACCAATTGTAACTCCAGAATCAATATACGCTTTGTATGTTGTTGCAGTTCCTGGAGAACCCATTGTTGAAAACAAATTTACATTTGTGGTTGATGAACCAATATATTTTGCAGCATGACCACTATTTAAATCGGTATTTTGATTTAATAAGTTTTTTACTTTTGTGTCACCTAAACTAATAGAACCACTTAAACCAAGTTCGGTTCTTATGTCTGATAGAGATATAGCGCCAGTAATAGGTGTTGTCATTTTTTTTTATTTTTAATTATTGATTAATTATTTATCTAATTAAAATACGATATTCTGTGTGGGTCGAATGTAGTAAATCTTTGTGTTAAATCTTCTACTTCTCTTGTTTGTTTGGCTAATTCTGCCAATTCTTCTTTAACTTTATCCTTATTGTTGTATTCGTAATATAAGCGTTGTCTTTTTGACATTTCTTTTTTAGCGCTCATGCGACTCCTTTAAGTTGTTAAAAAATTTTTACCACTCCCTTGGTGCTTTAGTTTTATGTCCGTCTTTTACTGTATTACCTGGTGTCTTTTCTTTAATACGATTGATAACATACTTTTCAAACGTAGAATCGGCTTTACCAAGACCGGGAACAGACATACGCATACCATCAGAAAAAATTGGTAGATTTTCTGCTGAGTGATATCGTTCTAAATTTGGATTGTTCGTTTTGAATTGTTCTAACTCAGTCCATGACATTGTATGGGTTTCAATTTCATTTGTATTTTTATTAAAAAAATCATAACTAGGCATTATACCACTCCGGTTGATTGCGAGAATTAATTTTACCTGACCATGAAGCCAGATGTGTCTTATTATTTATATAGTAATTGCGATATGAAGCAATAGAATCACCAACAACTTTACATTCATCCGGCATGGCAGTTGCGAATGGTGTTTTATTAGCAATTTTTATATTGTTGGGTAAGTTTCTTAAATAAGGTAATAATTTTTCACAAGCATGATTTTTACCATAACGATAAGTATATTCTTTTAACATTTCTAATAATAAATTATAATGCCATTTATAGTTTTCTGATGTTTCATATGTCCATACACTACAAGGATGATTTAGGTGTGATACTCCATACAATATATTTTCTCTTTCATCATTGAGTATATATTTTTTAACATTTCGACCGGATTTTGATTTTGTAATAATTACAGTACCATCAAGATATCGATGAGCTGTAGATAACATCATTGCACTTTCAAGAGGCATTTTTACACAATGTTTATCTACTTGCCAAATAGCAATTTCTTTAACGTTTTCAGACAAGGCAAAGATGTTCAATTTTGATTCTCCATAGTATAAATAGGTGTAGGTCACGGTACTGGACATACCCACCTACTCTATGTTCATATTTTAACAGGAAACACAGCTAATGTCAAGTATATATTCAAGTTTACCATATTATGTTTATGCCTATCTCCGAGAAGATGGTACGCCTTATTATATTGGTAAAGGTAAAGGTGATAGAGCATGGTCTAAACAACATACTTATCATATACCAGCACATAAAAATAGAATAATCATAATAGAAAAAAATCTTAATGAAATTGGTGCTCTAGCATTAGAAAGAAGATTAATTAGATGGTATGGTCGTAAAGATAATAACACCGGAATCTTACGAAATTTAACTGATGGTGGAGATACAACCTTTGGTTATAAACATACCGAAAAATGGAAAAAAGAAAATGGTAAAAGAACTTCACATTTTAACAAAATAAGATGGGAAAATGATGAGTTTAAGAAAAAAATGTCCGGCCATTTTAGTAAACAAAATAGTAAGAATTGGTTAATATTTACTCCACAAAATAAAACAATACAAATAAAAAATTTAAGAATATTTTGTGATGACAATAATTTAGATTACGCTTGTATGAAAAAAGTTTCACAAGGTAAAGTTAAAAAACACCGAGGCCATTCTTGTAAAAGAATAGATTAATACTTCCAATTCATGCAATAACCGTGTTTTTTGAGTTTCTTTAGTCCTTCTTCGCAACGATTGCCAATATCAGTACGGTATTGTGGATCGTTACCAAGTTTGACTTTTTTTACATTTTCGTAGGCCATATCTTTCGCACTAGTAATAGAATCACCAACCCCGGTGAGAACAATAATATAAGAGCCAGCAGTACCAAGTTCAGGAATGTTCTCATGTAATTCTCCGTCTATCATTTTCATTGTTTTAGATAACTTCATCTCACAAGGGTGAAGATGTTTATGGTCAATATCATCAGTTAATACAGGAAAGTCTAAGTAATCTTCTTCTTCACGTTTGTTAAAAGGAAAATCAGCATTAGCCATAACAACACCTACAGTTGTTTTATAATCAACTTCAAGTGTATTCTTACCTTTGATACAATCTAACATCCACTCAGCAGGATCCTCATTTAAAATACAAGGTTGCATGATGTTCCACATTGGATAACCAGGTCTTGCTGTCCATTCCATTGGCCATGGCGTACCATCTTTTTCGTCAATGATACAATTCATATCTAACATACCAACATAACCAATCTCGTGGAGAGTTTTTGCCATTGGTTTCATCAGAATATCAGCAATTTTTGATTCTTTAGTGTAACGAATAACAGTACCCATTTCGCCTGTATTCACACCAAGGTCACCATTCATTTGTTTCTTAAACTCAAAACCTTCACACCAAAAATCCATCCAACCAGCAGGACCAAAAATACCAGTTACAGCAATCTCTGTACCTGCTTTGAATTCTTGTAATATGAAATATGGAGAACCACCTTTACCAGATTCTTTACGTTTGGTTAAAAATCCAATCAGGTCGGCTTCGTCTTTGGCTACATATGATAAAGTTTTATCTTCTTCTTCACCACATGGTTTACAGACATAACGCTTTGGATTTTGTTTGATAAAATTGATGGCCGCATCGTAATTCTTAAATTCGTGTGATGGAATAATAGGGCCTTTGAATGCTTTAATGACATTTTGACCATACATACGGTCTAATTCGAGTTTAGCAGCACGTTTTCCTGGTCCAAATACAGGATATCCTTTTTTGATATATTCATCGATTTCATCCATAAACTCAAGATTGTCCGCACTGAATATCAAATCAGCAACATCCATGTATTTTTTCCAATTAGTTACTTTATCCACAAGGCCTTGACCAATATGACTGGATCGTGAACCTTTTGTGTATAATTTAACTGTATGACCTGCTGCCAGACAACGTAAACACCAATCTAAGGTTAACCCTGATGGGTCGATAACTAGAATAAACATGAGAATCCCTAAGAATTTGTTGAATTATATTCTTATTTATTCATCGTCAGTTTGTGGGTTATTATGTAACGGTCTATGATAACTTGGCCGATAACCCACATCTTCATCTAACTTTTTGGCAGTTTCACTTGCTTTATTGAAGAATTGGTCAATATCATCTAAATCTTCATCATCTTTAACAGCAATCAATTCTTCATCATATACAACTTCTAAATGACCATCAACAAAGAAACCTGCACCCCTTAAAAAGTATGTAAATTCTTCTAATATACGGTCTAATTCAAGAGCATTAATCTCAACGGTGAGTTTACCATCACCATCTTCTATCCAATTATCTGGATCTGGTTCTTTAATGAAAGTAAACTTACTCATAGTTTTGGAACATCATAATTTGTTTTATCAGCAGCTTTTAATGCTTTTGTTTTTTTAGCAATATCTTCAGATGATACCGTTTGCATTACAAATTGTCTAAATTCCATGTAATTATTAGAAACTTTCATTGCACGGCGACCACCAACTGCAGCAGCATCAGGAAAAGCAACTTCACATCCGTTATCAAATGTTTTACCATTCACTACTTTGATTAACGGTGCAATTTCCATTACATTATCCAAATTAATAATAACTGGACATCCTTTTTCTACATCATTCACTTCAATGAAAAGCGACATTTTTAATTCCTTTCAAAAAATTATATAAATAGGTGTAGGTCACGATGCGCTAACATCTACCTACTCTATGTCATACACTATAACACAAGGACACAGCTCATGTCAAGTATATATA